GCCATAAACGGGCTGGCCGCTCCCGCAAGTATCGGAGCTGCTTGAACAGCACCATATGCCAACTGCGCAGGTACGCCTTCGACCGCTGTTTCTTCTATTGGCCTTGAAATTTCTTCTGCCTCCCGCATAGCTTCCGCATGCCGAAACGGACCGCCATGTGTCCAGTATTGAGTTGCGAACGGTCCGCCGATAATATCAGATGCGGATTTTACCGCGGCAAAAAGCGGGGATTTGATTGACCTACGTTTAGGCTCAACAGATATCTTGTCAAAAATATCTCTCGGTTTCGTAGGAATTACAGCCTGCTTCCCCTTAACATCCTTAGTAAATGCGACTTGGTCAAATATGTCCATTAGAACGAATACCCCATCTGAGTTGCCATTTTACGGGCTTTATTTTTATTACCGCCAGCCTGATTGAGTATCTCTCTTGCTGTGTTCGGATCTAACTTTTTATTTGCCGTTGGTTTTGCGGTTGAGGATACACCACCCTGGGTTCTTTCTTCCCATAAGACCTTAGCCCCCCTTGCTCTCAAATCAGCTTTTAATTGCTCAATTATTATTTTGTTTTCTGCGTCATTCTTCGCTAACGTTGGCAAAGTATTAACAAAACGTTTAATATCGTTGTCAGTTGGCCTCACTTCACCTGCGGCTTTTGCTACGATTGTCGCAAATGCCTTTATTTTATCCTGATATACGTTGACAGCCGGAGAATATCCGGTCTTACCCTTCAGGACAGTTGCTATGCCTGCAACCCTACCAGAAAGGCCTGGCTTGCCAACGTTCGGCACAGTACCAGCTTCTTTCCTTGCTCTCTTAAATAATCCAACCAGATTGCTTATTTGCCCGCCAAGCTCCGTAATTTCAACATCTCTTTTTTCTTGCGCCGCTGTTTTCTTAACTCGCTCATATCCCTTTGGCCTGAGAAATGGGTCATACCCAGTAGGAACGATGTCCCCAGGAGCCGGCTGTCCTACCCTGCCTGTTATCGCAGGAGGCGCTCCTTGCAATAGCCTGGGCTGAACTGGTAGTTGTGCTCCCTGTCCTTGTATTTGCGGCACTGTGGGCGCCTGAGCGCCAATGAATAGGCTTGGCGCCGCTCCCCCTGCCTCATATATCTTCATTTCAGCATCAGCGGCCTTCCCACGCTGTATTAATTCATCCGTAGGACTTAACGTCGCCTTCTTTATCTGCGCTTCAGCCATTGCCCGCTCGAGTGATGACTGACCAGATTGCGTATCTCCAGTTATAAATTGACTAATAAGCCCCATAATTCCTGGCTTTTCCCTCGCAGGAATGCCTTCGCCGGCATCTAAAGAATCGAGTATCTGCTGATCTCTATCGGCTTTCTGTCGACCCATATAAAGACTTGCCAACCGCTTAACAATAGGTGCTAAATTCCCAGGATTGGGAGAAGAATCTTCTGTTGGGGAATATTTGCTTCTGTCACCCTGATATGGATAATAAAAAGGCATCTTATCGTCTCCTGTAGATATTTGGTTGCGAAGTTCCCATTGCCTGACCGATCTTTGATGCGTCTTCCTGTTTATTTCCTTTTAACGACTTAAGACCTTTTAGCATCTGAATCGCTTTTAATGCTTTCATCACCCCCGCTAAGATTCCTACCATGTTCATCCCTCCATATTTAATTATTTCAACTCAATATACTGCCTAGTGGATTCTTCTTTTGCTCATTTTCTCCATACATCCCCATAAATCCGCCCCCCGGGTCAAGATAACGGGCTGCTTTCTGTCTTGTCGTTGTGTATGGTTCGTACTCTTTTTGGTAATAGGCATAATTACTTGGGCTTGCTAAAAATTCCGCAATGCCAAGAGGGACTTTTTCCTCAGCCTGCTGCCTCTGAAATTCTTGATACATTCTATCGAGATCCGCTTGTTCTACCGATGATTGATATCCACCAGCGCCCATAATGGCTTGCAATGTCCTGAGCGGCGCACCCTCGGTATATTCCGTTAATGCCTGAGCTTGTGGAATAGCTCCCAATTGTCTGCCTCTTTCCGCCTCATATAATCCACCAAGCACACTGTTTAAATCCATACCAACATCTCTGCCCGCACGAAATTCCTGTTTAACTCTACCTGAGGATTTTAACCCCCCGCCCATCTGAGCGCTTTGCTTAATTGCTGTCTGGAGATCTCCGAAATTCCGCATCGCTTCATCGCGATATGAAGCATAATATGGAGATGTCCGCGGATCATATTCACCTTCAATCGTTTTTCGTAGCTGATCTTGCGCAGATTGAATTAATGGCGATGCTCCACGACCAGCATAAGTATCTACCAATCCAGGAATATTGCCCTCATATTCAGGTCTATCCGCACTCAACCGACCCCCATATGGAGTAACTTTTTTATTTTTTAATTCGTCCGCAAGATACTGTCGCCCTTGTTTCTGCGCAGGTGTCGTTAACTCTGTTGGACCAGGAAGCTCTTTCTTATAGTTTCCAGCCATTAGCTATCTCCTTAATATTTCAGAGACTTGAATATCTCTGTAAATCCTTTTGAAAAACTGTATTTTTTACAAAATCCTTCTGGACTGCGATAAATATACGCGCTTATTTTTTTTATTCCTTTAATCCTTGCCCAACCCTCAACCCGATCCATTAATTCTTGACCACATCCCGACTCAGGATCACCAGATGCAAGCAAAATAAAAACCTCGTCGTCAAGCATAGGCTTAACAATTTGCGCTATTACAAAGCTGTAAACTTCTTTTCCGTCGTCGTCGGTTTCTATCCAAACACGAAAAGTAGTAGGGAGATAATTTTTAATCCACCAAACCTTGAATTCCTTTTCTGTATACGGAGCATCCTTGATTTTTGGGATTAGCGAAAAAATCTTTTTGAAATGTTCCGCGTCGGTGGTTGAGATTGTTACTTTAGATGTCTCTGTCAACATTTTTCTTATCCTTTTCTTTGTGCTCTCGCCATTCTTCATAAGATTTACCCCTGCAATCTAACCATCCAATTTTCACCTCACACCCGCATGCCTTTTCATAACAATAAATATACTCAACATCTTCGGCATTTTCTATTTCCGCACATCTGTCTACGCATTCGAAGGCCTCTATTTCACTTTCCCTCAATTTTGCATTTGATTTATAAGGTGCTAAAGAAAAAAAGATTAAAAAACCTAAAAGGAAATAAAATATTTTATTTTTAATTCGTCGCTCGACCGTATTCATACCACGTGCCTCCGTAATGAACCAATGATATTGTGTCGTCGGCATTCGGCGCCCAAGCCGCTGACAACTTAAAATTTCCAGCATCAGCTATAGAAGTATTCACGTCGTTACAAATAATTATTATTCTTTGCCCGTCTTGCGCGTCATCAAAATCCGTGATTGCCGTCCCCGCGGTATTTGCTGTTACAAAGGTTTTCTTGTCTCTCACCGACGGGGTTGTGTCATTGACTGGCAATATAACCACATCTAAAGATAAGTCGTCGCGGTAATCTTTGTGGTTTAACTCAAGTAATGTAAAAATTTGTTCTAAAACCCTGCGGACTTCCTCGTCTTTTATATTTGATGCGTCAGGGGCAATTATTGTTTTGGGCGTTTTCATCTATTCCCCTCGATGCTAAACGACTCCTCATCAAAAATCATACCAATAAATCTGAATCTATTTGTCGCTTCAAATTTAAAAATAAAGTTTTTTCCTGAATAATTCATGTAAACATCAAGAAACAAAAAATCTTCACTTCCGTCGAGAGACACCGAGCCAGCAGACTGATACGAGCCTTCAAAATCACGTTTAATGTAAACGTTTACTGTACCCGCCTCTTCGTTTCTGAATATTAATCTCGCTTTAATTAATCGCTTAACATATTGCAGGCTGCTTTTATTTTTAGAGAGCGATGTTGATAATACAAATTTCCTTGTAAACGAATCCCCGTTATCCGTTTCAGAAGCAAACAACCTAAAAGTATCTCCGCTATAATCCGTACATAATTCCCGCGGGGCTCCCTCGAAGCCTGTTCTCGTATCCCACCTATCCCATGTGATTGAATCCCATGTCGCAAACGACCAAGTATCCCATGTTTCCGTATCCTCAACCTCATAAAACCCGAAGGCCATTACTTCCATTGCGAATTTTGACCAACTATCGACACCTATAGGTTTTTTTAAATCATAACAAAGCACCTGGTTCAATCTTCCCGTGCTTGTTGAATCAGGGACAGCCCAAAGAATAACGTCATGTTCCTCGATGTATGTTACCGTAATACTTTTCTCATATGCTGGATGAATATCCTTGATGTATTTATCGAATGGACGTGAAATAGATTCCCAAGTTAATCCTGTAAATTTCCTGAAAGTGTTGTCAGGCGCGTAAAAATATATCGCACTGTTTGTCTCGATTATTGACCTGGATGCCCATGCCCCGCAATCGGATGTTATGCGTTTCTTATTAAAAACAAGATCGCCGCCAACAAGCCAAACACGCTCGAGCGTACGTTCCGTTAAGATAATCAAAAATCCGCTGTTTTTAGCGAATCCCTTGATTAAGAAATAGTCATCTATTTCGTTAGACCCGCTATCTCCTGTTGACCAGTTTGTTTCATCCCCAATGGCACACCATTGATATGTATACGGCTCCCCTGGCTGAATATTACCAACTATAACATAGTTCTCATAGACGGTAATTTCACGGGCTTTAGGAGGGCTTCCTGATAAATCCGCGGCTTGACCAGAACCGTCATATGTTTGTATATTGTCAACGCCGTTTGTGACCAGCCAATTGTCATTAAATGTGACGCTTTTCCAAAAATCCGTATTTCCGCCCGTATATGTCTGGCGGGCTAAATATGCCTGCTGGTAAGCCGTAGAGCCAGCGTAAACAGCCGTTAAGGTAATGTGGGTATCTGTAACCGCGGAAACCTCATACCATGTGTCGTCAGTTGAATAAGTTGTCCCAATTGTAATAAAATCGTTCGCGTTTAGCTGACCTTCCCAGTCGCCTGCCACTATTTGGTCGATGTAGAGCGTCATAGCGCCTTTATCAACGGCCTGGTATATCCCAAGCGATACAATAGCAGTACACAATGAAGGATCGTCCATATCGATTTCAACCCATGTCCATGTAGTCGCAGCAATTTCAGGTAAATCAATAGTTTCTATCGGGGATCCACAACCAGCCGTGTCATCCATGTAAAACTTTAAATCTCCAGCAGCTAACGCCACGCTTGAATAAAACCAAAAGCCAATAGCATCATAAGTTGATAAGTTGACAGCCGCAATATCGTGGTAAGCCAATAATTCAACCCCCGCGGCTGCATCAACTATCATTTTCACAGAAGCAGTATTCTCTTTTTTCTCGGTTGTTTCACGTGAAACAGTGACATCCCCGCCAGAACCGTCCGCCCAAGCCACCCCGTCATCATCACAATCATCGAGATTGAGCCCTCCGTATACTTCCGCTGACCCGTTCTCCACCCTGAGAACGCCAGTACTATATTGAGGCGTAACAAATACATACCTATCATTTGCGGCATCACGATAAACAATATCCCGCTTCGTGGCCGCCATCAATTTAAATGTTTCGTCTTTTTTCCAGTATTGCTCAGAATATAGGATCGGATCATCTAATTGCTGCGTGAATTCTTTAACCCTCTTCCGGATGCTGTGAATCTCACCATCCTTAAACCAGACGTTATCGATATCATCACTCTCATCTGGCATATAGGCATCCTTAAGCAAAATTGACGGATAATCCTGCTTTATACCTGATGTCGGGCTCAATATTCCAAAAGGTTTATTTGCCATTTATATCATTCACAATCTCTTGCGTTTGTTTATTGAGGCTTTGAATTTTTGCTTCAAGATATTTTTTCCTTGTTTCACTGCTGCCAATATTTCGCGTGACTGCCGTTAGATCGAATTCAAGCCTTTTCTTCTCTTTGCTAATATCTTCAAGATTTTTTTTCAGGATACGTTTGGTTTCTGGGTTCACTTTCCACCACCCTTGCTTTCGTAAATAGCAATTAATAATTTCTGTGTCTGGCGTTGCTCTTGAATTAATTGCCTTGTCAAATTGGCGTTTTCAATTAAAAGGTTTGTTGTTTGATTAATATTGCAACGATGATAAGTCATTTTTTTGCCTTCAGGAGTAATATTCTGGTATTCTCCAAAAAGTTCACAAAGACCGCCAATACATTTTTGTCCCACAAGAAAAGGGCATGCTCTTGCCCCTTTGATATTCTCCGCGAAAGCATCAAGAACGCCTTCCCGATTCTTTAGGACGCGTTCTTTTAATGCTTGATTCTTTTTTGCCTTGCCGTTTTTTTTAAAAAAAGCCAATGGATTTCCCATTTATGCCTGCCTTTCTGTTAATCCTTCTTGAAAACTCTAACATCCACATATAAGGGCGTATTCGCTACGCTTGTCAAAGCATGGGAGTGGGAACCGCCGCCACCCTTGCTACCCGTTGTATCCCCATCTGGATTAATATTGCTATTTCCGCCATTACCTGTTGTTGACCCACCTGAATGAGCGTCATAACTATGGGTATGCGCGGGAATTTCAGATTCTTGCAAGGTATGACCTGATGTCGCACCAGCCAATGTAGCGCTTCCGCCTGTACCCAATTCCGTATTGCCAACCCTGATATGCCTATTCGCATAAGTCGCTGTGACGTTTGTCCAGCCCGTGTGTGCAGTTGTTACGGAGGAAAACAGCAAATCGCCTGTCACGAATTCACTTGCAGCGTTCACTTCCCCTGCGGATGTTAACTGAACAACATTACTGTCTTCATCGATCAAATGGGCTTCACATTTTCCACCAACATCTTTCCCGTAAAGAACAATTGCATTTGCCTTGGCGGAAGCGTCAGCACCTTGAACCAAAAGACTGACCTTGCTATGCAATCCGCAATCATCATCATCGTAAACCGTGCCCGAATCAGGCCAGTAATGATCCTGCCCTTCCCGTTCAACGATAGCGTCCTTTAGTTCACGAATTCTATCATCCCCAGCGGTCGGATTGTCGGAGCCCGCTGGAGTCGCGGTATCAAACGGATTCGTTAAAGCCATAATTCCACCCCCTAAATGTCATTATACCTGACAGTATGATTTTCCTTTGTATTCTGATCGCTGAATAATTTATCAAATTCAGATTTATAAAGCGCTGTATGCACGACACCCTTCGACTTAATTAAACCGTATTTCTCGTAAATCTTAAAAATAATGTACTGAATTCCGCATTCCCTGAATCTGTCGGCATAACTTATTATTGTCGAATCGGCGTGATAGATTGTACCTGATATCTTCATCTCGTCATATGTATCAGCATCTACATTTGGCCAGACATAAATAGTTTCGTTAAATCTGGCGTATTCTTTCGGCTTGCCTGGCGCTGTATCCTGAGATACCCGTTCTTTATACCTCTGCCACGAAATTTCACGCAATGGCGGGCTTTCCGTGTTGTCGGTATGCATCACAGTAATAGCGTCAATTTTCTTAAAATTGTTAGTGAATGCCGATTCAATGTAATTCGGCTGTTCATCAACGAAGTTAACGGTTTCCTCCGCCTCTAAAGTAATCCCGCGGGACGTTAAATCAGCTACCCAGGATTTTACGAATTTATCAATATCGGACTGAGATTCAGCCCTGCCTGTACGTTCGTTACCAATTGTTCTTAATTCTACGGCTGTAATTGACATTATTTATCCTTGTAATATTTACTACGTTTTTTTGTGGTTTCGGGCTTTGTATCGCTCTCTGATACATTACCTGTAGGAGCAGCTGGAGCTTCCTTAACCACCTCAAACAACCCTTTCATGTCTGTATGCAGTAAAGCGCGCAGATGTTCAGGGTTTTTAACCTCACATGTGGGTGTGAAGTAATATGTAGCATTGTTGAATTCCATCCTTTTAGACGGCTTTGGTCCCGTGTATTTGATTAACATTCTGGATTACCTCCTTTTTGAGAAACACTAAATATATTAAAAATATCCATGCAATAGGGGTGTGAAAACTAAACGTTGAGCATGAATTTGCTAAAGATATTATTATCCCCGTCATTAATATCAACCCGAAATAACTCTTAAATTTTATAAATTGTATAAATAAATGTGTAAAATATCCTAAAATCAACATTCCCCCTACGATTCCAGCTTCAAACACCCATTCAATAAGTTCAAAATGTAAATGGGATCGATTCCCAGGATTAGTAGCTCTCGACCGATTATCATTCGCTATGGCGCGCCGAATGGCGTGGTAAGCAAATTTATATTGACCTAAGCCCCACCCTATGACTGGCCGAATTTTAACATATTGAACAACCGGCCTTAAGTATGCCGTCCTGGGGTTATCGAAGCTCAAATATTGCTTCTCGTACTTTACGGCATATGTAAATCCACTTAACAATACAAGCGAGATAATAAAGAATTTCAGCCATTTCTTTAATTTCAGGTTAAATATGACAAAGAACATAATTCCGATAAATAAAGCGCCTATAGCGCCTAAGGATTTTGTTAAAAATAACATGTATCCCAATGGCAACAAAAATAGATTCCATTTTTTGCGAAAGAATAAAGGGATAACCATCGCCAAACTTGCGCCCGAAAAGTTTGTATGACCCCAAGTCCCCACTACAAAATCTTTAACATTTTTTGTTACGTCTATCGTTTCGTTTCCTATCCGAGCCTGCCCTATATCCTGAAATATCGGGTCTAATTTAAAATACTGTAAGTACATATATGCTAATTGGATTAACATAATTACGCATAACCCGTTTATTACCACATACTTACAATCGACATCCAAGGTATTTTGAATTATCTGATAGACCAGCAGAAATAAAAAAATGTAATGAAATACAACAAAAGATTCAAAGCTGTAATTGTAAATAAGCCTAAACAAGCACCAAAAAAGAATAACCTTAAGCCATTTTTCTTTGATGTAAACCAATCCGATGAAGGCTATTATTGCCCATTCTGCTATCCAGCATTTCATCCAGAATAACTGCTTTGCAGGATAAAGGCCAAGGATGCAGAAAGCCATGGCCAGGAGAAAAACGAGGGCGGATTTGTTAACCCGCCCCCATTCTTTAATTTTTAGCGCTGTAGCTAAATTCAACATAATACAATTCCAGTTCAGCCGCAGATGTATCGATATTATCCCTGGTAACAGCAAAAGTAACAATCTCACCTGCCGCCAATGAAGCAAAATCGGTTGTGATAGGTAAGGCTGTTAACTCTGGCGTTCCCGCGGTTCCAGCAGGATCAACCTTTGTTTGGGTTGTATAGCTGACGTCCCACACGGTACCATCGGAATTAATAAAAACGCGGTACTGGATGTTTGGATGGTCGGAACCTGTATTATAATCCGTGAAAGCCCTAAACGTGCCTTCCGAAATATAATCGTCAGGTACTTTGAAAGTCACCTGAGCATAGGTTTCTGTTGCATCCAACCAGATAAGACAAGATGCGTCATTTCTTACGCCAAGAGCAGGAGCAGTTGAAGTCAAGAGAACTATTGCCGACTGTTTCCCAAGATTATCGCCACTATCCCAGTCATAGCCTATAAACTCATTGGGCAAGAAACGCATAACCCTATCAGTTGCGACCTGGGTGTCAATCACGATGTCGTGTTTGCTCGATGTAGACCAATCCTCAAGCAACGTAGCCCTGCTTCCAGCCTCAATTAAAACATCAAATTCGGAAGTAGCACTATAAAACTCAAAGATCCCGTCACTTAAGCCGGTTGTTATGGGGTTTGTTAATGATGTCCCAACATTATCAGAATAAACAGTCGCCACGGTAGTAGTGTCTTCTGTCCACACCGTTACCGTATCAACATCTGTCCGAATGTTTCCGTTTTCATCATATACCGCGCCCCAAAACTTCTCCAACCCATACAACGCATGAGCTGGTTGTACTGTCACCATCAATAAGAGGGCGACAAAAATAAAAGCAATAAACTTCCTCATTTTTTTATCCTCCCTCTTTAGTCGACGGCAATATAAGTGTCAACTGCGATTAATCCAAAATCCTCACCATTGAAGACTGTTTTAGCTGCCTTCCACACAATATCTGTGGCAACCCCTGGAATACGATTGTAATCAAACATTTTTTCATACCATGCTGGCATCTGCCCGTAAGCAACAACGCCTGCTTGGCGGCCTAACAATAAAGCCCTTGCACCTGTGAGGGCTGCCCCGCCCCAGGTGTTATATGTCTTCACGCGTTCGTATTCTTTTACAACAACACCATCCCAAATCCCTAATGCACCGCTGAAAAGTGGGTTTTTCTCTCCCCTGACATTACCTTCCCGTTGCGCATTCTGCCATGCTGTTTCAGCCTTCAACGCTTTGGTCTGGTAATCATGGCAAAGAAGCAAATATTTCTCTTCTCCGCCGACCATACAGCCGCGCACTTTAGGCGTACCTAATCTGGCTTTACGCTTTGCCCTGGAAATCAAGGATGTAGAGAGAGTATCTGCCGCCTCAATATCCACTGTTGATGTTGCGTCCCCGCCGAAAATATTTCTATTTGCCGTAGGAGAAGCAGACAAAGCAGTGATTATTGTTTTGTCAACATACTCTGTCACCCAGTCCTTTAATCCTTCCTTGAACTGTGTCCTAAGATCGAAAGCTGGCCTCTGCAGGTCAAGTTTCGACTTTGCCCGTACTGCATTACCGCGTTCCTCAAGCGTAACATCGAAGTCATAAAAAGTCATTTCCTCTTCGTTGTCTTCAAGGTAATCATTGTCCGTATTGACGCCGTCGCCGGTAAGTCTCATACGGAGCGGGAAAGTCATGATTTCACCTTTTTTCTTGGTGAATTCTGTATTCTTCTGAATAACAGTTTTCCCGTCCTCGGACGTATATTTATCAAAGAAAATATCTTTGATTGATTCCTTGAATAGCTTTACAGCCCACAGTTTTACAGCAAGGTTGTCGCCTGATGCAAATCTGGTTTCTGCCATTGCTTATACTCCTCTTATGTATTAGCAAGAAGCTCGTCGAGCTGGGAGTCAGATAAATTCATAATCTGTTCTTCTGTTAAATTTGCCGCATTTAACACTGGTTTGCCCGGACCCCCGGACGGCAACTTGCGTGGTTTAAGTTGTCCTTCATTTTCGAGCTTATCAAGTAAGCTCTCCCTGGTGTTCGCACGTATCTTGGCAATAAACTTTTTTGAAGTAAGAGCAATCCTATAAGCAGTCTCCGCGGGTTTTCCGTTTGTCCGCAACGATTCTTCCTGCACGGCTCTCCAGAATGCGGGCTTAGCTTTTGCCATTACCTGAAATTCGGCAATAGCCTCATCGTAAGGGACTGGAAATTCATCGCTTGCGGTTTTGGTCTTCTCAACCATCGCCTCTTCATTCTCTGCGTAATTTTCCGCTGACTTTTGACGTGCCTCGGCAACCGTGTCCCTGTTAGCATCTTTCTTAAGCGAAGTCATCAACTTCTTGACTTGCCCTGCCGTAAGGTAATCATCGTCTGCCATAGACTCAAGGTCAAATTCGTCACCTCTACCCCTATCCTGTAGCTCCCCGAGAGTTGCTTCCAACTGCTGCCTTACTTCACGCTCTTGCTTAAGATCGTGGTAAATGCCTTGCTTCTCATTCTGCAAGGAATCGAGTTGAGTTTTCAAGTCTTTGACAGACGTTGTTAACTCATCGATTGTCTGATTTTGCGGTGGTTCGCCTCCCGCTTGAGGTTTTTCATCTTGACGCGTTGCTTGATCTTCGGGTGTTAATGCATCCCATTCGTCTTGTGTTAACATACTGCCTCCTTTTTAACTGCCCGCAGAGGTGCGGTAATCTGCCTGGTGATTAAACGCTCACAAGGTAAGCGTGGCCTCGTTATGAGGATTTAAAACAAAAAAGCCCGACTGTCTAAATTATTGAACAAAATGTTCAACTTTTAAAACATGTCGGGCTTGAGGTTTTCTCAGCGTCCCTATCTATTTTTCAGATTGTGGTTTTACTCTTTCGTTTCTAAGCTTTTGGGTGGCTTAATACTTTCGAATCGGTTAACATTCGTTATCCCGCCCTTAAAAAAATTAATCTCAATCTTGCCTGTATATTGGCTCTCGGCTAATTCTTGAATTAATTTTATTGTCCATTCAAAGTTTTTCATCTGGGCGCCCCAGCTGGCGCAGGTCTTGGTTTCGGTGCCGGCGGCGGCGCTCCACCTGGAGCCCCTCCTGGCGCCGGCGCTCCCGCACCCATCGCCTGCATGATATCTTCCTTGTATGGAAGATCACTTGCCTTAAGAAGTACTTCTGGCGGTATCGGCAACCCTGCCCTGACGGCCTCAATAAGCATGGCGAAATCTCGCGTCCTTGCGGTCGGTGAGGTCTTCGACTCAGAGACAGAAATCTTATATTTTCCTATCGTTAGATCATTCTTAATTTCCCCCACAGCGTTCTGTTTTGCCTGCATATTAACAGGAAATTCTTTAACATCCCCGTCAATTACCATTGTCAATATTTCTTGCTTAGTATAAACGTCGGTCTTCTGGATCATTTCAATAAGACGTGTTCCTAAAATCTGCTTTGACATACGCATATTATCGAAGACGCTCTCAATTGTAATTAACCCCTGGCTCCTGCGTTGCGCCATCAGAATACCGGACACGTTCTTATCCTCTGGCAACCCAGCTAAGTCAGGATTAACGCCAGATATCTCACGCACAGCACCTTTCCCAGTTTCTGCAAGTTTTATGTGCCCCTCTGATAACGGCGCAGGCGTATCCCGCTCAAACCTTGCCCCTGGCTTTAATTTCTTAATGTATCCTGGCTTGGAGATATTGTTTTCAAGCGCGTCCCAATCAGCCGTCGCGTTCTCGTCGGCGGTATATCCAGAATTAGCCGTCTGGTTAAGATGATGCAATGCCTGCGATATCCTTTTATTGATCTCTCGCTGTGGGTCTTTTAACTGCGTGATAACCCCCCAGTGATGGTTTTCCACCCAATAGCTGAAAAATGGAATAATAGGAAACTGCGTTACGCCGTTCAGAGGATCTCTGATATTTTGGATTTCTACGTTACCAACATAAGTCGTTAAATTAAGAACAGGACGGACACGTTTTACTATACGCATTGTCGGGTATTGCCTAAGAATAGCGTCAATCTTTGCTTTCGGAAAATCTACCTGCTTAACAACACCTGACTCAATGCCGACGAGAAACTTCTGCTCCTCAAAATCTTTCCACCAGCATTCTTTTACACGGTACCGAAACTTGTCTATTTCTTCCGTTGACGAGCCCTCAACAGGCCAGTCTTTATACTTGTCGCCTTCCGTGAACGGTAACGGCTCTTTATCCTTTTCATTTACAACTAATCCTTCAAATTCGTTTTTCTTCTCAGGAAAAGCTAAATTTAAGCGGTCTTTCGGCAACCACGCAATTTTAAAAATAAACTGTCCATCCCGCATATCATATTTCGTCGAAAAAGGATCAGGGTAAATCCTAAACGGTGAAAGGTTTTCTATCACAATCTCCCCTGTAGTAACCTCGTCGTCATAATCAACGTTAAGTCCCAGCCACCCCTTGCCAGTTATGATCCCCATTAAAAACATTAATGATGTTTCCCAATCGCCGTACGATCCGTCGTGAATATGTTTAATCAGTTCCGAAAGAATATTTGCTATTTCTTTTGTCCCGCCCTTACGATTATAAATAGTAATATCCTGACGGTTCTGACGTTGATATCCAGACACTAAATTCACAAGCGAGAAAAGCATGTTATATGTCAGCGCTGGACGTTTCTCCGCCCTCAATATTGATAGGTCATTCGCATCCCACTGACGATCACCGCCGATATAAAAATCTAAATCTTGTCTGGCTTGAACGAGCCACGGCTGATGCGCTCCCTCGGCGAGCGTCCACCATTTCTGTAGTTTATCGATAACTTTTTCTTTTGGTTTGTCAGTCATGGTTAATCACGCCTATCGTTGTGGATTCACCTGCCGCACATCGGAAATAAACCTTAAAGGTATTCCTCGTGCCCTTATAAACAAGCCCTTGGCTCTGAAAGAGCTTATTACCAATGTTTGACGCAGGGGCAACGTTAGAACCTCCGTACCACGCAACCTTACTGCCGACGTTTTGAAAACTTACTCCCTTTTTTCCAGCGGTCACGGTGTAAGGGACAGCAGTCGCATCAACGCTTATTGCTGCCTCGGATGCAACCGCACCGATATTATTGTATTCGAGAAAATTTATCATTCTGTCACCTGCTCACTGGCTCTCTTAGCCTCTTCGATTGTCATGGGTTTATCCCTGATGATCGGGTTAATAATTTCCACATCCTTAAATACTGGACGAGGAACAATCTTGTCTTTCAGTACAGCATTCACCACTTCCACATCCCGAAACACTGGGCGTTGATACCCTTCTATCATTCTTTTCATAGCAATAAATTCCTGCCGTATCTTCGGGATATCTTTAGCACAGTCAAATAACAAATGCAAATTCTTGATTAAGTCGGGGATAATCTTAATACATTGAACGATGATATCGACAGCGTCCTTGATTATTTCAATCGATGCCTTATTGGGCACATCAAGATTAACCCGACGGATAACGGGTTTCTCAACCTCAACCTCTTTTAAGATATATTTTATCGTCGGTTCTGTCCGCTCAACATATCTCGTCGTTGATACTTCCCGCACCTTAAACTTTGTTGTCTCTTCCTCGACGGTAATAAACTTTGTAGTCTCGATCTCCTCTTTCGTCAAAACGTACTGAGGGACATAAACCTTTTTGAAATCAGCTGATAAACCATACTCATTACCGTCTTTGTCAAATAGTCGAACTATCGCCACCTCTTAACCTCCAAAACTTCCGCGTCTTTCTCGCACTGGACATAAACCGTTAAGGCCACCTCAGGATAAAGATTATCTTCCGTCTCAGAGTTCCCTGACGGTATAGTAATATAGTTTCCGTTTGTGATTCCGTCGGGGTCATAAGCGAGTTTAAGTGCCGTTCCACCTCTTGTCTTAATCGTGTAGGACTTTGTGTCGACGGGAAGAATGAAGCTGTACTCTTCGTCTTTGTCCGTCAGGTCAACATAAATTATTCTGGGATATCTCTTTGACATTAAAATCCCTCCATTGGTACGCCGTATTTACGGTTGTGGAAATCCATGAGCTTTTCAGTTCGTTCAAAATAAGTATTTAGAACTTGATTCAGCGGAATACGTTTCTTACAAACTTCACAATTACATGCATTTGTTGAATATTCTTCCATTCTTACTTTTTCATGCTTACACTCTTCCCCCATCCTACACCCCCGTATAATAAGGTTTAACTTTTTTCTTCTGCCAAACACCCGCCACCAACCGCAACACATCGATGATTTTCGCCTGCTTGATATCAAATGTCAGCCCCACGTTTTCCTTGATGCGCTCTGGCCATAGTAAAAAATTAAGATGTGCCACGTCCTCACCCACAGCCCAGATTAAAATATCCGCGCCCTCTTCCCTGCTGATTCCCAGCGGTATCCAAGCCTTTGATATTAATCGACGCAGGCGGTAGAGCTTTAATATTTCATGTGGGAGGTCTACGCCAGCCGTAGAGTCTTTCTCAAACTGCCGTTCCTCGTCGAATTTTAGGTCTCGTTTCATGAAGTAAGCCTTTTGAGGGTGGTCGACGTAAATATTTTTTCCCAGTAATCCTTGAGCCACATCGCCTGAAACTGCGATATCATGTGGTCAATACCATTAATTCTAAGATTAACTTCATCTCCGTACACCCGACAGGAGTCCTGGTAAATAGGTCTCAATATTCCCCGACGTAAATTAGGATAACGTTGATATCTACGCAACCAATCAATCATTGTGCCTTACCTTTCCGATTAATCTCCTGACATTCATGTCTAAAAAGTTGACCATTCTGCTTATTTTCGCCGCAATCTCTTTTGCTTCATCCTCCCCCTCATTCTCCCTTTCAAAATATTCGTGCCAACCTTCCATGTGACACCCCCTAACTAATTTTCAATATACCTCTCTCGATTTGTTTCCTTCTCCGAGCTTTTTCTTGAGTATGTGGATGCTCCGTTGTCGCATCTTTAGCAATCTCTGTCAACAATTTAAGTTTTCTTTTACATAGCATATAAAAATTATTTCTCTTCCTGAAACGATCGGTTATTCTTGCCTCAGACTTTAACATTTATCCCCCTCATGCCGCCATCGCTGACGTGTTTTGATGCTGGTCGTTGTTCTTATAACTCGCCCATCCTTGATTACGTCGGATAATCGGCACGTTGTCATACTCAGCACTCATCATCATAATAGCGTCTTTGTTGCCAGGGCTGCGTCCCAACCGCTTCTTGAGATATTTTTTTTTCTCGATCGTGATATATCCACGAGGATGATTGACCAGCCGTACAGCTGATATCTCTTGACGCTGGTCGGGGTTTTTGGAGATACCTATCAGCCCGCTCTCAAAATCCAACCGCATCTGCCAATGTCCCTCGGAATACCGTGTCTCGAAATCATCTTTATTATACACAAGTTTCGAGCTGCCTTGAAAAGATATTATTTTCGTCTTCGCATCTTTAGACGCCGACAACAACTTAACCATGACCCGACCGATACCGTCCCCGTCAACAATAATACAGTTTCCATTAATTTTACGTAACATCCTCCAAACATACGGCTCACAATCCTCTATCTTTTTATTCTTTAAAATCAGCTCGTCAATCTCTAACTTGTTTTCCCACGCCTTAATAACTGTCTCGTCGTGGTCTTGCTCTTTCTGTCCTACATTCACATCGTGGTCATCCCCACCGTCACCGACATCAACCGTGATAAACCGCTTGATATACGATTTAATCGGCTGGATATCCCTTGCCTCGGCTGCTTCAATCCAGGATATGGGGATTAATGAGTCAGGGTCTTCATCTGGTATCTCTCCCGAAACACGGGCTTTGTAATAGTTTGAATTCTCGCCAAACTTATCACGGACATCTTGCTCGTACTCTCGACCCGATAACCCGACGATAACTTCCCGCCCTTGAATAAAATTAGGTGTGTCCTTAACAGAAATCGTAACCTTATGAAACGCGGGGTCTTTAAAACATTCGATGAACTCTCCGACAGGCGACGTCGGATTTCCAACAGCGACAAACTTCGCATTCCCCGACGACAGTAAAGACATTGCAGCGTTCCATATCTCGCGCACAACACCGGCGGCCTCGTCAAAGATGACAAGAACATTATCGTTATGGAACCCTTGCATCCTCGTTGCCTCTTTTGTCACCGTATCAGGTTTAGTGGCGAAGCCATACGCAAACCATTTTTGTCCAGTTTCATTTTGGAGATCGATTTTTGTCTTCGTGACGACGCCACCAAGCGTTAACTTCGCTCCAGCATGAGCGTTGCGAATCTCACGCCAAAGAATCTCTTCTACCTGCGGATGTGACGGAGCTGTTGTTATTACCGTCGAGGGGTAGAAGCAATACAGGAACCACATAGCAAGACGAGACATCGTATAGGTTTTTGACACACTGTGCCCCGCCTTGATCACAACTTTCTTATAGTCTCGGACGGCGTTAATCATCTCTTGCATCTTAGGCCAGATGTTCTGGCGGTCGACACCGAGGACGTTGACAAAGTAATCCTCTGGGTGAGCTATAAAGTTCTCACGCATTACCTTCGCAGCCTTAATCTCGTCATTCGTAATGTTTGATATCATTTCTCTGTAGATAGTTTGATTAAATTAGCAAACGTTACATTGCCCTTATGCATATGCTCATGCTTATCACGCCAGCCTGCAACGTTCTTTAAGGAAAAAATAACCATAGTTACATCAAGCTTCTTTGACAGCCCGCCCATAACTAATTTATTTTCTTGGATTTGATAGGCGAGATTATAGGCACTGGCAAAATTCTTATTCTTCTCGGCAAAAACTGATAACTGCCCACGATGAAACTCATTCTCTGCCGCAAAGTTACCAAGCCAGAAGTTATTCGGTATCTTAATCCATGTGATGAGCTTGACGGCAAGTTCATCAATGACCGCGTCTGTAAACTGCTTTCCGATTATACCTTTTTTTCTACCCATTGACTTTCACCACCTTTTGACCTGTAAAGTCTTCCCAGCGCTTGATTATCACGTCAATATAATGCGGATCAAGCTCCATGCCGTAGCAGATGCGGTTCGTTTTTTCGCAGGCGATGAGGGTGGAGCCGGAGCCGAGGAAGAGGTCAAGGACGATATCGTTCCATTTAGAACTATTCTGAATTGCTCGATTGCATAACTCAACAGGCTTCATCGTAGGATGTAACTTTGAATTCAACGGTCTGTTTATTTCCCATACCTCTGTTTGTTTTCTGTCTCCACTGAATCCGCTTTTATCAAACCATCCATAAAAACACGGTTCGTACATTCTCTGATACTTTGCCGGGCTTAACACTAACTGTTGTTTTTTCCAAATGATAGTAGCAGACCAATGACATCCCACCTCAACGAGCCACAACCGCATTTTCATCCCTTCAGGGCTTGGCGCTCCCCACATATAAATATCCCCGGTATTGAATGATAAGAAATTGCTATATAAAGACTTACAAAACTCTTCCCATTCCTCTGGATCTTGCTTGTCATTCTCGATCGTTCTTATTTTATGACGGGGGTTCTTCGAAACACCATAATCTACATTGTACGGAGGATCGGTATGTATCATTTGAGATTTCTTACCATCCATGAGTTTCTCAACATCTTCAACCTTTGTCGAATCCCCGCACATAACCCGATGCTGCCCAAGCTGGTAAACGTCACCAAGCTTTGAGACAGCCTCCTCTGGCACGTCGGGCACTTCGTCGTCCTTCTCATCGGGCTCCGCCTTAAAGATATTATCAAGCTCTGCCGAGTCAAAACCCACATCAGTAAGCATGTCAGCGTCAAAGTCTGCCAGCAGTTCAATGTCCCACTGCCCGAGATTGCGGTTTAGGCGGAGGTTAAGCTCTTTCTCTTCCTCGGCAGCTAACAATCTGTCAGGGATGCGAACGTCAACATCAGTAACACCCTGCTGTTGTAATATCTTAATGCGTTGATGGCCGCCGATGATTGTATTGTTGGAATTGATTATGATAGGATCCGCGAGGTTAAATCTATCGAGGGATGTAGTTAAATCTTTCGCTTGTTTCTCTGTTGTCTGACGAGGATTATATGCTGCAGGTATTAAATCGCTTATCTTACGGTTTTCGTTATGCCACGCTATTTTTTTAGACGTTGGTTTCACGTCAAAATTATAGCAAGTAAATTATTTCTTTGTCAAGGATTCTTTAACAATTGTAGTTAACAATAACACTTTTGCCCATCTATCTGTCTCAATTAATAACCTGATAGGTAGTCAATATTAGATATCTATAAGCAATGATTATAACGGCTGGATTACCCAGCCTGCAAGCAGGTCGGGCTATCGCCCTCCATAGTCCGGGCTTCGCCCGTTCCCTGAATCTTCCAGTAGATTCACCCGTCCATAGTGTATGGTGTCTGTGTGCAAATCGTATTCCTTGCGTAAAAGAAAAACCTGATTGCTTAAGAAATGCATCTCATTGCGTGACGGGTTAAGCCTGGCTTCAATCTCATTCGTTACGTCCCAGTCATACGGCACGTCCATTATTACATTGCAAATAAAACACAACACACAAAACAGAATGAACTGCATAATTATTACAACCTTAAACAGCTGCCTGATTCTTTTTATTCTCATATTTCCCCCTTAGCTCCTCATTTTCCTCCCGTAACTGCTGATTTTCCTCCCAGATTTGCTTGCTTTCCTCCTGTTCTGTCCTGATTCCTATCAAAAAGGCGATAAAATTAGACAAAATGATTAAAATCCACATCATTTCATCCCCAGCAGAGATATCCGCCCCCTCAAATCCCTGTTTTCTTTGACTAATTTCTTGTTTTGTGCAACAACTTCCGCTTTTGACCCGTAAATTTCATCAATCCTACCCTTTGAAAACAACCCACAAAAAACAAACCCCAATGTACCGCCAATGAAAATCCCGATTACTAATTGCATGTTGCACCCCCTGAATTTTAATATTATTAAACATGTCAAGCCACAGATGCCCTGAAACTACCGAAAACGCCCAGCATCGAATCCAACAGTTAAAACAAAATAAGTATACACTGTTTTTAAAGACTCAACCACGGGCATCCTCGCGCGTTTAAGAACTATGCCACGAAACCACTAATCTACGATTATTTGTCCTTCATGTCCCCAAACTTTTTCTGCGATAACCTGCCAAACATGTGAATCATCTTCAAACACTGCATCCCAAAGCCCCTTAATAAGATTATCTAAATCAGGTTTTTGCTGATGCGGTAGATGGGCATATTTATTTTTTTTTCTGACTGACCAAGATTTAGGCATAGGCATAACAAACATTACTTTGTCTCCCGATTCAGATAAAATAATATTAGCCTTGCGCACCTGGAGTTTGTACGCCCAATACCTATTTACACGCTTCCGACTCTGCCAGCGATCAGCCTGGGTCATCCTGGGCTTACCTACTGGTACAATATTATACGTCTTCATCTTCCACCCTCCTCCAATCTGCATCTCTCTCATGCCAGAAAAGACAACCCGCAGGATTGCCTATTTCCGAGCTATCAACAGTCACTTCACACGGTACACCACAGACCTCACATATCCATTTCATTCTTCACCCCCTCCATTTCTTTGATCTTCGCGATACAATACTCCATTCGTTTCTCCAGCTTCCTGCGGAACGACTCATTAGCCTTTAGACAATTTTCGGTAAGGCTGATATAACACTCCAACGCTGGTATAGTTTCAGGCGCATCTTCCCAGGCTTTAGGTTTCTTAACTGTTTGCATAATTCTCCTTTCTCCCGTTTTCCTCAATTTCAATCTCCTGCCAGTCAAACATCTCTGCCAGTTCGCGGAGGGTTAGACCGAGATGCGGGATGTGGTCGTTTTTAATTGGCATCACTCCTCCCAGGTGGCTTGTTGCTGGGTTTCGTACTTATCAAATTTAAATTCTTTAAAATTTAATCGTAATGCGGGATAAATAGTATCTTGATGCTTGATTTTATCGTAAAACAACCGTAATTTCTGCAAAACTGCATGTTTTTCGGCTTCTTTTATGGTTTCAAAACACCATTCATTTGTATGGTATATTTCATAAAGCCTTAAAAAACAGTCTCGGTTGTGTAGTTCAGACTGCCATTTTTTTCCGAGATAATCTTTAATAAAATCCTGCTTAAAAAACTTTTCTTTTGATTCGTATTTTTTTGTTTTTGGAAAATTATCAAACTCTATAAGCTCAACAGGGCGTAGCGGAGCTGGCATCGGTTGCATCTTGTTTATTTCGTCATATATTACAGGGCAATACTTTAGGGTTTTTTCCTTGAAATATTCAACATCAATCTCGGAAGATACGCTTGAGGGATTCATCTTCTTTCTCCTTTTCGGTTTGGGGTTCGACATAATCTATCCAATCCCGCCAATTGTTGAACCAAGTTGAGCCTTTTTTAATATATCCATTCTTCACTTTTTTGCATTTGAGATAATTTTTAAGAGCTTTCTGGATATCCTCTTTATCCTTTTCGGTTTTAACACTCGCGTTAAAATGCCTAAAGGCGTCTTTTTTGCCATCTTGATCTGGGTATTCTTTCCAAAGACCTTCAAAAAACGCACTATATATGTTCTTTATGTTCTTATCATTCTTATCATTCTTATCATTCTTATCATTCTTGTATGTGGTTACTTGTTGGTTACTTGTTGGTTGCTTGTTGGTTACTTGTTGGTTAGTTAGCTGGTTGATGTACTCTCCGTCTTTTTGGTAATCATTGTAATTACATATAGTTATAACACTAAACCTGTTGGTTGGTTTGGTGGTTAAAAATCCAATATTTTCTAAAATTTTTAGACTCGACCTAACATTTTGCTGTGTCAGCCCCGAGGCATCAGAAAGGCTTTTTCGACCAGTTAAAATTTGTCCTCGCAATAAAATTACTTCTTCGTTGTTAAAAATAAATTTTTGAGGCTCATGGCACGCCTCCAATAATAGATGCAACGCAAGATGAGCTGTTAAAGGTTTCTTGTAGAAAGACGTCCTTTTAAAACATCTCCAAATAAAAATAAATCCATCTTGTATTAATGCCATAATAATTAAAAGCGGTAATTAAGCGGAAATACTTAATGCGGTCTGGGTAGCTATCCCAAAGGAAACCCCTACACCTTTGGCAAACTTTACGTAGTAACTCTTGCGATCAACTCAAGAGGATCAGGAAGCCTTTCCGAGGCGTAATTCTCCATGTCATAATTACCGCTCATCCTTTCAAACAAAAACCCCGCCAGGCAGAGTGTAATTTGGGCAAACTAATCTCTGTTGTTCCTGACGAGGCAATAAAAAACCCGTCCAATTTGCGCATCGTAGAGAGGCGTGACGGGTATGTTTTACAATTAAATTATTTTTTAGTTTGCCCATAACGAAAAGCATATACCCTAATCCCTGTTTTGTCAACCCCTAAAACAAAAAATAAACAAAAGAAGGTATTGCAAATATTTGTGCGAGATGCTATATATAGAGAAGCCACAAACAAAAATCAACTCCTAAAATAAACCAAATAAAAACACTTGACAAATATTTGTTACATGGTATACTTTTACCATAGAAAGGAAGAGGCAGGAACATGAAAAAACTAATCATAGAAATAATCGACGACAGAATTAAAGACAGGTTCAAGGCAAAGTGTGCGAGGTTAGGAACAACTCAAAAAAAAGTTATTACATCTTTAATCGAAGAATGGATAAAAAATGCAGACAATAAGAAATAAAGCAGAAAAGCAATATGCCGATCTGCTGGAAGCCAGAAAGGATTAATCTAATGTCTGAATTTTACGGTAAGGACGGAAAAAAAATTCACCTGTTTAATTGGGGGAGGAAAATAGAAGATTCAAAATATAGAATAATCAAACAAGATGTTTTAACGAACGGAAAAATGATATCAACTGTTTGGCTAGGAATAAATCACTGTTATGGCGGCGGGACACCATTAATTTTTGAAACAATGGTGTTTTCCTTTGAGGGAAAAGCACTCGTAACGCGCAGGTACGAAACAATAAAGGAAGCAAGAGAAGGACACAAAGCAATAGTAAGAATAGAAAAAAAAAATCCATAAAGAATAAAGGAGAACACCATGCAAAAATATACATATCTCCCTGACCCGTGTTGGTTTCTGCCAGCGGTATTACTTTTTACCCTTGTGTTTGTGTCGATCATATGCTCGCTGTGCCGTGCCAGCGAAATGGATCTAACCCGTGCAGTAATACATCATACCGCCAGCCATGATGTATCAGCCGCAGAAATCGACCGCTGGCACAAAGAAAGGGGCTGGGATGGTATCGGATATCATTACATTATACGAGCAAACGGGAAAATCGAGAAAGGTCGAGATATCAATAAGAAAGGGGCACATGCTAAAGGCCGTAACCACCTCATCGGGATTGCCCTCACTGGTAATGATGAGTTTACTCCTCGCCAAATTAGTAATCTCAAAGAACTCCTCCGACGCCTTAAGATCGTACGCATTGAAAGGCATCATCAGCATTGCCCAGGACAAGGCATAGATGTAGAGAAGATGCAACGTTTTATCAATCGCGGGTGGAAATAAAGAAAGGAAATCGGCATGTCAAAAATCAAACGCTTAGTAATCAAGGATTGTCTCGGGATAGAGGAACTGTCCTTAAATCTCGGACAGACCAATATAATCTCAGGGGGCAACGAGAAGAACAAAACGGCTATTCTGGAAATCATAGAGAAAGGCTTGTACAACATTAAACGCAGGACAAAGTTTGTCCGTGTCGGGGCGGAGAAGGCTTATATCGAGCTTGAGACAGATGACGGGTTGAAGATTGCCAGGACAGTCAAGGAAGACGAGGCGGGCATTGACAGGGGAAATGTCAAGGTGTTTCAGGAGGGCGAGCCTGTCAAGAAATCGCCAGAGACTTTCCTGAAAAACCTCCTGCAGCCCGATGCGACAAAAAGAGCTTCGATGTTCTCCTTTAATCCTGTCAATTTTATGCAGAAATCTTCCGCGGAACAAACAGATATCCTTTTAAATTTGATGCCTATCACGGTATCAGACGAGGACGCCGTTAATTGGTTTGATCGGGCGCCGCAAGTCAACTACGCTCAGCATGGGCTTAAGGTGCTTAAGGACATCGAAGCATGGTTTTATCAGTTGCGGCATGATGCCAATCAGAAGGTTAGTAATACTACCGACGAGGTCAACGCCTTGTTTAAACGCCTGCCTGATAACTTCAATACGGAGAAGTGGGAGAAGGTCAGCCTGAAGGCGGAGTATGACGCGCTTAGAAACGCGGATCAAGCGAACAGGGACATCGAAAAAGCTAAGTATTGTATCAACACAAACGAAACGACTGTTGGGGATATTAACAATAGGTACGACATGGAAGTCAAAAAACTTGATGACGAAAAGCGGCTTAACCTTGATGAAATGAAACTGGATATCGGTATGGAAAAAGATGCTTTGCGCGAAATACTTCAAGGCGTTGAAGCTCAAATCAAAGAACTGGAATTAGAAAAAGCCAGAGTTGAGACAAAAATTAAGAACCTCGACTTGGTAAGCCTCGTTGAAAAAGAAAAGGCTATTGATAGAGAAAACGCTGCGCATATTAGAACCATTGAGGAACGCAGGAAGGAAGAACTCCAGAACCAGGCAGCCAAGATAAAAGAAGCCGGACTATTGGCACCCAGGACTTTTGTTGATACCGAAGAAATGCGCCAGAAATGCGAATACGCCGAGGAAATGAAAGGGTATATCCCACTGGCTAAAGGAGCGAAGATGTTAAAGAAACGGTTGGAGAGTGAAGGGGCTGAGGCTGATACATTAAGCGATTGCCTTGAAACAGCACGGCGGAAGCCACAGGAGCTTTTGCAAGCCACGGAACTCCCTATTGATATGCATATCAGCTACTATCACGAGGAAAACGGAAAAAAATATAAAAAGATTGAGTGTGGAGATAACAAGACCAGGGGGTTAGGCATTGACGAAGGGGGAAATGTCACCGTCAACGGGCTTCCGCTGTCTAACATGAGTACGTCGAAGCAAGTCACCGTGTGCCTACAGATTGCCCGGGCGCTTGTTAAGGACAGCCCGCTCAAGCTCATCTGCGTTGATAAGGTTGAGCATTTAGACGAGGATGTGCGGGCGGAGTTTTACAGGCAGGTTGAAGATGATGTGGAGTGTCAATATTTTACGAGCATCGTCACGAAGGGGAAGCTGAAGGTGGAGAGTAACTAAAATGAAAATAAAAGACATTATATCGTTAAGCGGTTGTTACTCGGCGCATGATGTTGGAGAAAAAGAAGTAATTGTTTTTGGGAAAGACGATTTTATCCTCACGATGTCAGGACATCATTCAGGAAATTTCGGTGAAGCCGAGAACATTTACAATGCTTTATCGAAAAGAGTAATATTTATCAGGAAGCCTATTTATTAATTAACCGTGCAAAAAGGAGAAACATCATGGAAAAAGGATTAGCATTAAAAACCGTATCAGACAATCTTAAGACGTTAATGCAGGATAAAATGGAAGCGTTGCCTGAGAATTTTAACCAGACGCGTTTCCTACAAAACTGCCTAACGGTATTAGCTGAAACAAAAGGAATTGAAAGCTTGGAACCCCGAAGCGTTGCCAGGACTATGCTTAAAGGCGCATTCCTCGGGCTGGATTTCTTCAATAGGGAATGTTACGCAATCCCTTACGGCAATCAGTTGCAGTTTCAAACTGACTACAAAGGCGAGATTAAACTTGCCAAAAAGTACAGCATTAACAAGGTCAGGGACATCTACGCCAAACTTGTAAGGGAAGGGGATATCTTCGAGGAATACGTCAGGGATGGTCAACAACACGTTGATTTTAAGCCGCTCATGCTCAACGATGCCAAGATTATGGGGGCTTTCGCTGTGGTTTATTACGCCGACGGAAGTATGATGTATGACAGTATGAGCCTTGCCGACATGGAGAATACCCGCCGCAAATTTTCGAAGCAACCTGACGGTAAAGCCTGGAAAGACACCCCTGGGGAGATGTACAAAAAGACGGTACTCCGCAGGCTATGTAAGATGATACAGCTTGACTTTGACCAGAGCGTGCAGGATCAGGCTTGGCGAGAGGGAAGCGGGACAGTAATTGACGTAGAAGGAAAAGTCGCAAAAAAAGAAGCAACCGACCCGTTTAACCCCAAGCCAAAAGTTGAGGCTCCGAAAGAAGAAAAACCCGCCGAGGAACCGCCTTTGCACTCATGGCATCCAGAACCACCGCCCGAAAAACCAGATTATGAAAAGTCGGCGTGGGCTGAGGAAGACAAGGCAGCGGAGAAGGGGGAGAAGAAATAATGTTCCTTACAAACGAGAATTACTTTTCAAAAGAATCGGCGAAAGAATATCTCTCCGTTAGCCAGTATAAATCTTTTGTTGGTACGCCGATAAAACGAGGGTGCGAGGAGCGCACCTTGGCCGAAATGAACGGTTTTTGGACAAAGGATTCGACAACCGCCATGCTTGCTAGCAGTTACGTCGATGCTCATTTTGAAGGTACGCTCGATGTATTTTTAGGTCAGCATCCAGAAGCATATACCAAAGGCACGAAAAATAACCCGTCTAGGATTAGGTCGGAGTATATGTATATGGATGACATCATAGCCCGCATCGAGCGTGATCCGTATATGATGAAATATCTTGCAGGTGAGAAACAGGTAATCTTTACAGGTGAGATATTCGGGGCAAAATGGAAAGGCAAAATAGATTCGTTGATTCGCCACGTATGTATTGTGGATTTAAAGGTCATGAAATCCCTTCGCGATCATGTATGGTCGCGAGAATTAGGGCGGGTAGACTTCTGCGTCGCATATGGGTATGACGTCCAGGGCGCAATATACCAACGGCTCACGGAGATTAACACTGGCAAGAAACTCCCGTTTTATATTGCCGCCGCCTCAAAAGAAAAGTATCCCGAAATCGAAATCATCGCATTTGAGCAAGACGAGCTTGACACCGCGATGCGTGAAGTCGAGATGAACGTCGAGCGGATACTTGACCTTAAGGCGGGTAAAGCCGACCCAGAACGATGTTTTTTGTGTGATTACTGCCACGCCACAAAGAAGTTGAGCGTGCCGGTGCATCACTCAGATTTAATCCAGTCCGCCAACCAATAAACCAGAGGTTTATTTTTCTATTTGCGGACGTGGCAGGTGCCAGAAGTTGCGTAATGGTTAAATGACGGCTTACAGTCAGCCTGCCAGGGCTTTAAATTTAGGGAGTATGGTGAAACTGGAATCACGCCAGGCTGTAGACCTGCAGTTCAGAGTTCGAGTCTTTGTGCTCCCATTGATGAAAGGAAATGATTATGTCAACAGGTGCAGTAACAATATATGAACTTCAAGAAGGGAATAAATTTATATTCAGTGATAAAATACATACCTTTAGCCATTTCATAAAAAAGGGAATGCCTGGACGTGGGAAAGTAAAAACGGCAGTTTGTTTTGATGAAGATGGAAAAATGCAGTATTTTACTCGTGATTGGGATGTGCATGTTTTATAAGAAATAAATCAGCGAGGTTACCGCTCAGAAACACGGTTGAAAAAGGAGTCGTACACCACTTTCTCCATCGAAATATGCCGACGGGCATAGAGTACGCCGGTGGTATGGAATCGGACGAGGCGGTATTTAAGCCGACGGGCTACTCGCTAATTAAATTGTTACCGCAATAATGGAGAGGCTGAAATGATAATATTTTTCCCAATACTAATTATAATCCTGTTTACATTGGCATCTATTGTCTGCTTCTATTATGGTAACTGGTGGTACGGGTGTTTTCAGTTGTTGTCAGCGTTAATGCAATACGTTGTCATGCGCATGAAATGAAACAAAATGAGGTTCGGATTAAGCTGTTAAAGATAGAGATAGCGTCTCAAAAAATAATCAGCAGATAAAGGCGGGTACCTGACTCCGATAAACGCTCCTCTACCATTTTAAATAATGAAAGGAAACCATGAAAACGATTACACTGATTCTGTTTTTAGCTTTTTGTACACCTGCCTGTCATCCTGCTTTTGCGGGTATAACATTTAATATGGCGGGCGGGGAGAGCCTCAACGATATCATTATTAAATTAAGGAAGGCGTATTTAAGGGACGACAGAGAGCAAGTACTTGAAATGGTGAAAAAAGTTGACGTGATTCTTGAACTAAATAAAGACGAACATCCCGACCAAATGAAAGAGATAAGTAAGAGGTTTGAATTTTTTAAAGCGAATTCTATGTCAAATTTGAACAAAGAGGTGTTGTTGTCATTAGACATATTTACTGATTTAATAAAATTTATACCGAATGCTGTTGTGCGTATCAGCTCGGAGAGGGTGGAGAAATGAAAAAGAAACCAGAGAAAACTGAAGGATGTTATATGCTTGGGTATTCTTTCAATGGTGGGTGTATCATTGGGCGCAATCAAGTCATTGATGAATACGACGCCTTTTTGCCGAGCATGGCAGAATTAATGGAAATAACTCTCGTGAAAATAGACGAGATAGACGGGTTGCGTGAAGAAATAATAGAAGCCAGGCCCGGAGAACAATTAACGGATTCTCTGCTTATAGGTAGATTTTGTAGTAAAATCGTAGATGCCATCGCAGAAAGGATTGGGAAATGAATACAACGGAAATATTACAGTGGATGATAGAGGAATATGAAAAAAGAGGCGGGGGTTATTCTCAAACAGAAGCATTGAAAGAGGCTATTAGTTGTCTCGAGAAAAGAAATAAATTACCAGACAGGGAAGAAATACGAAAAATTATAATGGACTGGTATAGAAGAGATATTAAATTTTCGGTTATTAGAGCTTTAAAAGAGAAACAGAATCACTCTTTAGTTGACGCCATCGCGGAAAGGATCGGGAAATAATGAATGATATATTTGTGGGTGTTGTTAAACTTTGGATTTTTCTTCTTATGTTTATTTTGTCGGGTGCTTCTTTTATATGTCTCGTCGCATGTATTTATGCTGTTTTAAAGGGCTTTGTCGAGGGGTACAAGGCGAATAGGGGGAAGAAATGAAAATAGCATTCGTTAAGAATACATATTGTCATACTTGTAAAAAGTCGTTTCACCATCTTGGAATAATGCGACATCGTGCAATGCACCGAGACAGAAAAGAATTGTGTGTTATAACGTATACGTATGGGGATACCCACACATATGATTATACAGTCCACGATGAGGTGCCAAATGCAACCTAAGCCCTGCGGCGGGTTATCTTCGGGGATAAGGAGGATGAGGCGGTATGAAAGGAGAGGAATACAATGGATCCAGAATTGTTCTACGAACTTAAAGGATGTGAAAAATCTTGGAAGAATGTAATAACTGGAGAGGTAGTTTGTTCGTTGAGACAAGATTGTTGTAAATATATTGAAGTCTGTCCGTTGGCATATAAAAAAGAAAAGGTGGCAAAATGACTAAGAAAAAAGTAAAAGCATGGGCGGTAATTCTGGACGGAAAGCTGGCAACAATACATAAACTCAAAAGAAGTTTTTATTTAATTATGAATTGTGAGGATTTGTTTGATAGGGGAGAGTTAAGGGGAGATGTGTTCCCTTGTGAAATTATATTCGATGACAAGGGGGCAAAAAATGCAACCTAAGCCCTGCGAAGATTGCGGGAAGACAATTATAGCTGTAAATAATAGGCATCGCTTTTGTGTTGCTTGTGGGAAAAGACGAAGAGTAAAAAGTTGCACCGAAGGTGGAAAGAGATATCGTGAGGGAACAAAAGAAACCGAGTGGCATCACCGACGGGTTATCTTCGGGGATTATGAGGATGAGGTGGTATGACACCAACAGAACTTTGGAACATTTATTATCGCGCAATGAAAAAGTGGCTGCCAAAAGTTACAGATAAAGAAGTGCGGGAAGTGGTTGAGCAATTAATGGAGGTAAGTGATGAGAGGTGGCTCGAAGAGTATTTAAAAAGAAATCAACTCGATACCCCAAAGGGGGATAAGCAATTAACTTGACACCGCGGGGAGGGGTTTAGAAATTACGTCTTCCGTTGATTGTCCAAAATCTGTTTAATATCCCGCCGAACCTCCATAAACCCCTTGACCTCTTCTTTTATCTCGTCGATAGCCATACCCTGCTTCTCGAGGGTTTTGTTGACTTGAGTATTTAAAACGTCGCACATCTTGGCTTCCATGTACTTTTTCTCCACATAATCATATGTCGGACGTTTTACCATTTCTTTCCCTATCCCGTAGATAGCGGCAAGAAAAAATAAAAGCAGTGCGATTGGAATTGCGATATCCATTAGTTCGCCTTTCCTAACCCAATGTTTTTCGGTATCGGATCATAAGTTCCGCCTTCAACCTTCCTTGCTCCAAAATCTGCCTTACCTCCTGTACCACTGGCAGTATATTCTTTATCAATGAAACGTTCTTTTCTGTGCCTCTCAACATATTCACCAAACCAAAGATATTTTTTTTGGTAATAAGGATGATACTCATAATGTGCTTCCTGCATAACGGAACTGCACCCGCTTAACGCCAAAATTATCAAAGCAAGAATTATGTTCATTTCCCTATTTCCCCCACACTCGGAACTTTCATTAATAATGACCAGGCAATCAATCTGCCTGTCTTAAGCTTCGCATCTTTCGCCGCCGCCCCACTGTACTCAGGCTTATTAATATTCAAGTAATTCTGATTCCTTGAATCATAAATTCCTGCACACCCGCATACACTCATTGACAATATACTAATCAGTAAGAATACTCTCATCCACCCCCCAATCGATTGAGGCTGTTCTTGTGAGGAGCAAGCAATCAGCCTCGCAGGTTTAATTTTCAGCATTTAGCCTACTCATCCTCTACTTTCTCAAACTCCTTATAAAATATCGTCGAATCATACTTGACCCTTCCCTCGTCGGTGTCAATAATCCAGTCCCCCATATACCCCCTGACAGTCATGCCACCCGCAACGTCAATGGGCTTGTCTTGACAAAGCCTGTAAGCCTTGAACTCCTTCTTATCGGATTTTCTGCGCCAGTTTGACATTAAAACAAAACCTCCCACACCCCCGCCAGCCCCATGTCGCTCACCACCAACCAAACGAACCCCACCACAAGGATGATGAAAGATATTAACAACGCTTTTAGGAAGTCTTTTAGCATGTTATGGATAACTCAAAACTGATTCAGCGACACTTGTACATCCTGTATTATTCCCGCCGTTGTCCCCAGTACTATCATTTCTGTTTGAACTTAAATCAAGAAAAGTATCACCGTCACCACTTGATCCGTCTGGCTCGTCATCCAACGCCCAGTAACCAACCAAATTGGAATATTGCACTTGTAAAGGCATCCTCTTCACCCCTGAATTAGCTAACAAAGAAATCTCATTGGTATCTAAACTAACATTCCAAACAGCAACTTCAGAGGCAACTCCATTTAAATCATTTGATAAATCATCATTTCCAATTTTTAAATTTCCCGAACCATCACCAATCGTATAAGCACTACCGTATTGTCCTGTCTCGGCTGTTTGTGACCCATCGACAAAAAAATCATAATTAGAACTATCTCCTCCACCCGTGCAACGAATTAAAACGTGATACCAAGTACCTGCCACAAAATCAACGTTGTTTGAAAAAGACCCAGTATTTCCAGACCCACCATTTCCATGACCAGCGAAAAGCTCGTCACCGTCAGATTTTCCGAAGAAAAATTGATACTTATTTGACGCCCATTCAGAAATAATTCCGTCATAATCTGAACTTATAGAATTAAATTTTACCCAAGCACTGATAGTGAATGCTGTTGCGCCAGCCAGGATGTCTTTATCACCCGCGCTTGAGAAATCGTCCACGCCATCAAAGTTTAATCCCGCCCAACACGGCGAAACGCATAACATCAAGACCACCAATATCATAAAAATCTTATTCATCAAGCCCCTTAATTTCTTTGATTTTTGCTTTTAAGTCGGCACCACCCACAACATCTAATTGCACCAATGCCTTGCCTAAATCAATGACTGTTATTTCGAGGTTGTTAACCGCAATTATCGCGGCTTGTTTAACTGCCGCCGCTTCTGCTGCAAGGATAGCGTCCTTTTCTTCTTGTGTCATTTTTATAACTTTATTATTAATTATCTTATACCAACGTGTAAGGACTTTAAACATCTTCCTCTCAACCCGCAAACATCCCTGCTTACGCTGTTTATCACCATTGACGCTATAATGCTTGCTTGTGATTATTCCTTCCTCATCATAACAAACAAAATCACCCGCATAACATTTTGCTGACATCAGCAAAACGATTAAAACTAAAACCTTTCTCTTTATTCCCATATTGTCACCCCCAACAATTCAAGGTCTCCAGCTGTAGCATTATTATCTACATCAGGAAATATTTGTAGATTAACCCAATCACCTTCTGCGCAACTATCCTCATTGAGACTCGAATCTGCTATTGAATGCGGTCTATGCTGTCCAGATAAAACAGTATCCGTTAACTCATCAAGAGTACCCCAAGAAGCTGTCTCTATGCTCAAACTATCTGTATTTGGTGTCCAGCAGTCTATACCTATGTCCCATTCAACCGTCGCCCCTACATCACTTGCAGAAGCCATGGAATAAATAATCTCACCTTGAAGCGTACCGCCGTCATACGGTCTTAATACTGTCTGCCAAGTAGCAGTCTCAATGGAGGAGCCATCATAAAGCACTTTCCATGCCCTGGTACCAGCATCAATAGCAGGCGGATCATCTGAAGACAATTTAGCAGATAAAATCTTTGGACTCCAAGAGAAACCAGCAGAACCACCCGCACCAGCATCAGCCTCAAACGTAATTAATCCCGTAGCATCATCATATTTTGGTATCTCATTGTCCCCAGGTGTATCAGTAGTTGCTATAATATAGAGCTGCTGTGTACCGTCATAAATAACAGGTAATCCCATATTCTCGGGATCAGTCAAACTCATATCAAGAGCCAAAGAACCTTCCGCATCTACTGTAGGCGTTGCGCTGTAAGGAATAAACAAAGCTGTGGATATTGCCAAATCACCTATAATATCTACCTTATGTGCTGGCGTGCTTGTGCCGATGCCGACCCTTTCGTTCGTAGCATCAGCAAACAAAACCTCGGTACCAATGGCAAGGGAACCGTCGCTCCCCAAAGTATTCGCTGTCATCCAGGCATTAACCGCGATGGTGTTGTGCCCGTAAAAAGTAGCTTCCCCGCCATCGAGATTACCCAAATCGTTATGATCGTCAACGATAGATTTAGAAAAAGACTCCTCGAATGGTGTTTCAATCGCCGTAAAAGATGCTCCACTCTTTTGAATAATGATTTTAGCAATCGGTATTGAGAAATCATTAATTATATCTGGTAAATTAGCAGGAAGATTCACATCTTCCGCCTGAGAAATAGTATAATTCCCAACACCGTACACAACATAGACATCACTATCAAAGTGCATGAATACCCAATGCACGCCGTACCTTTGAGCGGTTAAAGTTGCCAGCCCTGTCCCATAATCGTTATACTGCGTGTTATCTATTGTCCCTGTAGCGGATGTCTGCCATGCCCCGTCATTATAGTAATAAGTAAAATCCGTTGTTTGACTATCAAACGCATCAGTTGTAAAACGATTGAGTCCAGCGTATGCCACCCCTTCAGTGATAGTAATTTCCCGCGTTCCAGCTTCCGCCGTAACCATGCCCGATGTTCTGTGGTTACCTTCATCTTCTTTGAAATGACGGTGTACTCTACGAGGGATATTATTAATAATAGCACCGCCACGAAGCATGTGCAGTGTAGTTCCGTCACGATATACTACACCCAGGGTATGTTGCGTCGTGTGATCTATAGTTGCTCCTGGTGTAACCGTTGCATTTATTGAAGGAGTCCCGCTGTTGTAATCAACGTAAATCGTATTTGTATCATTATCAGTAAGACTAACATTCGTGTCCGCGCTCCAATTGCCGAACACTGTTGTACCCCACACGGAATCAGTTGTCTTAAACAAGCCGTTTCCTACGGCAACGGATAAACTGCCATCCCCATTGTCTGAAAACTCTCCCCCACTTATCCAGCCAGCCGAATGCGTCGTATTAATAAATTCTTGAAACGTTGTGTAAGTTGATACTGTAAGGCTATCCAAAGAAACATAATCCCCGTCGATGTAATCGTTTGCATCTGTGACATCATTCGCGCCTATGACGAAGTCGTACCCTGTGCCGATAGATAAATCACCTGCAATAACCGTGCTGCCATTAATTTCGACGTTACCCACTACGTCAAGTGTTGCGGTTGGGGCAGTCGTGCCAATGCCGACATTCCCTCCAGAATCAAGAAATAATTGATTGACTGTATGATTTCCTAACATTAAATCCTCTGCACCGGACCTGTTTGAATCCCATGCTTGTACTATCCCTCGGTTATTTGTATTGTCATAAAAAGTACCGACCCAGTTATCTGTATCAGAAGGGTCGATAACTATCCATCCCAAATCAGCGCCTTCCAATGAAAAATAATCACCACTGGTTTCCCAATGAATAACCCCGTCATCACCATCATTTCCGAAAGTAAGGGTAGGGTCACTTGTACTGTAAATTTCTAAATTAGTACTTGGTGTTGATGTGCCAATTCCTACCCGCGCTGTTGAAACATCTACAAACAATAACGTCGTATCAATCGAGAAATCTCCATCCTGGAAAATATAAGCCCCTGTTCCCGTATCCCCGGTATTAAGAAGGAAATCATCATCAACATCAAGGTCGTCATTTGTCAGAGTTATGTGGTCACCAGCTGTTAAGTTGGTATCTGCGGAAATATCTAATCCGGATACTGTTGTCGATGTATGGTCATGAGAATCGTTCGCAACGTCACCGCTACTATCTAAATCATTGGCAACGCCCAGAAGGTTTCCTGTGGTAATTTTTTTATTCGAGGTATCATCGTCATTAACAATAGGAAGATAATCGCTTGTCGTAGGGGCAGTTATAGCATCTAACGCAGATATTTTTGAATCAGCCGCATATGACATTGACGGGATAATCAAAATCAGTAAAAATAATACAATATTTCGCATGTTCTCTCCCTATTCTAAAATTATTTTATCACCTGTTTCAAGAAGGAAATAATCACCAGTTTCCAGCAACAAATACGAATCCGCTTCTGGTGCCGCACCGCCCTTATATATAGACGCTTCTTGCAGCTTGGCGTTACGGATAAGCGTGCTGGAATAAGCTACGCTTATGCAAAGAAACAAAGATGCAAGTACGAAAAATAGTATTCTCATGGATAAGTCAACCTCTCCCCCCTGCACGTCAACCCTGTATTGTTTGCACCGTCAACACCTGTCCCGTGGTTAGCGTTGCCGCTTAAATCTCGGAAGGTGTCACCGTCCCCGCTTGTCCCTGACTTCTCATCATCTAACGGCCAGTAGCCCATTAAATTGTCCCGTTCAAACTGTAAAGGTAACCCCTTGACTCTGGAATTGGCAAGATTTTTTATTTGTTGAGCGGATAAAACGGTGTTCCAGATGGCGACTTCGGTGATTTGGCCGTCATGATATTCAGATACTCCAAGCGCACGACCAATACTTAAATTTTTTGAACTATTCCCCACTCCTGCCGCTGTCGGTCCACCAGCTAATATACCATTGGTATAAACTCGTTTGTTAATTCCATCATAAACCGCTGTAATGTAATACCATATATTTGTTGATATACTGCCGCCACTTAACAGATTTGCCGATTCGTCAGTCTTATTAGTCCCAAAATATAATGTAGTACCACTTAACCAAACCCCAAAATAATCGTTTACATCATCTCTCCCCTTTTGAACCATACCTCTCCAACCACCTGTTGTATCTGCCTTCATCCAAAACGAAATTGTAAAGTTATCTGCTACTTCTAAACTCGCATCACTCCCGCAATCAACATAATCATCAGTCCCATCAAACTCCACCCCCGCCCACGCCGAGCAACACACCAACATCATAATTAACAATCCAGTTAATATCTTCACGGAGTCAACCCTTTCAACGTTTTTATCGCTGTAAGTAAATCAGCTTCGGATATAAGGTTCTGGTCAACCAGAGCTTTCGCCAGCCACTCGCTGTCTATCTGGTAAGCGTCTACTGCGTCAATCGCTGTCTGCTTTGCCGCTGCCGCCCTTGCTGCTACGATAGCGTCAATTTCTTCCTGCGTCATCTTCGCTAATGCGCCTTTAACAATCTTATGCCACTCGGTGACTTCCTGCATTTCTTCATGAGTCAGCTGCAAACAGTCATCCCTTGCCCGAAGGTCTGCGCCGTCAACTGACCAGTGTTTCTCGGTGATTATGCCGTCTTTATCGAAACAACAGTAATCTCCTGCCAAAGCCACACCGCATAACATCAACCAGATTATTAACGTTCTCATATATCCCCCTACGGTTCGTAGATTATTGCTTTAAGTAACCCTCTGTCTCCAACAACTGTATCACTTCCCGTATCTGTCCAGATTTTCACATAAATAATATCACCCTCGATACAACCGTCGCCTTCAAGTACCTCATCCGATATAGTGTAAGGTCTACGTTGATCAGAGCTTATAACCGAATCTGTCAAAGTGTCCGTTGCCCCCCAAGATCTTGTATCTATACTCAGGCTATCTGTATTCGGTGTCCAGCAATCTACAGCTATCTGCCAATCAACGGTCTCACCTGCATCGTTCGAAGATTCTGCCTCCCATACAATTTCGCCTGTCAAATTGCCAAGACCATAAGGTCGTAATGACGTTTCCCATATGCCTGTCTCAATGGTGGTATCGTCAAACAATAGTTTCCACGCATCATCACCCCCGTCAATCTCTGGAATAGTAGTCTCAGATAAATGCACTTGTTGCGGTTGAAGTGTCCAATAGAAATCATTACCGCCAGCTGGCGCAGCAGCTGCTTCCTCAAAAGTAATTAATCCTGTTGCGTCATCATAAGTAGGTATCTCATTATCTGCTGGCGTATCTGTTGTTGCGACAATATAAAGTTGTCGGGTACCGTCATAAATAACAGGTAACCCCATATTCTCGGGATCAGTTAAACTCGTATCTAATGCCAAACTGCCGACTGCGTCAACTGTTGGCGTTGCACTGTAAGGAATAAACAAAGCTGTGGATATTGCCAAATCACCTATAATATCTACCTTATGCACTGGCGTGCTTGTGCCGATGCCGACTTTCTCTGCACTCTGATCCACAAATAACATCAACGTGTTTATAGCAAGATCCCCGCCCTGTACGTCTAATCTCGACGCTGGTGTACTTGTACCAATCCCTACGTTAGTATCAAAATATGAATCTCCGATCCCGTCAAACTTGCCCGCTCCATTTACATCGAGTTTGTAAGACGGGGTTGAGGTGCCAATGCCAACGTTACCAGCGCTTACGTCAACAAACAATAAAGTGGTATCAACCGATAAATCCCCGCCTTGAAACGCTGAATCCCCGTTAACATGGAGAAACTCGGAAGCACCGCTTGTGCCGACTCCCAGCCTACCATTAATATACGCGTACCCTTTGACCTCAAGCATCGCTGACGGGGTGTTTGTGCCTACCCCTACCCTGCCTATTCCCACGTTGTTCCAGTTGGTTTCTACATACAATAAATTAGTCGCAACAGCTAAATCGCCACCCCGAATATCAGTAAACACCAAAGGATCGGGCGTAGATGTGCCTATCGACACATGGTCGCCTACCTCTGAGGGGTGAATCAATGAGCCTGTATCTGTCCATTGACCTACCCCCGCCAATGATGTCGGGTCAGTCCAGATCATCGCTCCAGCGTTATTATAAGCCCAAAGGTAGCCTAAACCAGCCCCAACCCTTGACACTGGGATTGAAAAATCAGATGCCGCTACGCCAAGCGTAACTACGCCCTCAAGGTTCGTCTGTCCTGTTACATCAAGCGATTTCTGCGGGTTACTTGTCCCAATCCCAACGTAGCCCGTTGAAGCGTTCACAAACAGCACGTTGGTAGATATCGCAACATCTCCGTCTCTTACATCCAATCGAGCCAGAGGCTCGTTTGTTCCGATACCAACATTGTATGCGCTGTAATCAACAAACAGAATATTTGTCCCTACAGCCAAGTCACCGATTGTTTGAAATTTGAACGCTGGCGTACTTGTGCCAACCCCAACATTCGCCGCGCTAACGTCTACATAAAACACCTCCGTGGCAATAGCAATGTCGTCTTCGCCGTAAGCAGTATCTATGATATTGTTTGACTCAAGCCAGAGAGCGGTGGTGTCGACCGTGCCTGAACCGCTGCCAGCTGTATACGTCATTGAACCGTCGGCATTCTCTGTCAATGTCCCATTCGGGAATTTTAAAGGCGTAGAAAAACACGTTGCGGGATCGCCGTCAACTTCCTCATAACAGAAAGGCGGGGCAACTGTATTTTGAGCAAATCCTGGGATTGATAGAATTAAAAATAATAGTAAGAAAGGTAAGAGTTTTTTCATCGTATTTCCTTTATTGATTTCGGAAAAACTTTTTCTTGCCCCGTAGACCTCAGTATTCTTCCTTTTGTTTTCTGTTTCATTATCTCTCGTATTTCTGCGGGTGTAATCTTCGGGCGTGGAGTTCTTACGGGAACGGGGAGAGTTGTGCCTGTGTACGGCGTAGGCGGCGGTTGACCTGCAATAACGCCTTTACCGTGCGTTGGTGGCACACGTATGCCTCCCCCTACAACTTTATGCATGCTTGGAGAATAGGGGACGTCGCGGGGGGCGGGTAAGGCCTTTTGTCCTGTCCTTAAGTCAGTGAGGCGTTTTTGTGGCTCTGGCGGTAAAACTTCTGGCGTTATAACCTCTTGACTCAATTTTGGGGATAATCTCGAAATAAGATTTTGCATGAATCTGTCTAATGGATATTTTCTCTTTGACATGGATTCAGCTTTGCTTATTTTTTTCCCAGCCTTCCTGGTCATATACTTGGGAGAAGAAAATATGTCAACGGCTTTTGCCCCTATCTGCTGCCCCGCCATAGCTCCAATAGCCGGACCAACGCCAGGAACGGGTATGGCCTGGCCTGCAAATCCACCAATAAGCGCACCCGTAGTTCGCCCGAAATATCCGCCCAGCCGACCGCCCTTAACAACACGTCCGTGCGCGTTTTCGAGCAATCTGTCTAACGTTAAATAATCCCCTGTCGTACGGTTAATTTCACGGATATTTTTATCAATATAAGTTTTTTCAATCTTATCTTTAATCTGGAACCCTATACGCCTGGCATTCTTTCTCGCGGTGGGACGCAGTTGATCATACCCTATAGACCACATTCCTTGTTTAACATTGTTAAGCGTTTCAGCATTTATGAATCGACTTCCATGCCTTTCCATTTCTGCGCCGATATAATCAGCTATTTCCTTTTCAGCCGATTGCAATTCTTTCGCATTTTTTACTTTTGACCGAGCATCTTTAACCGCAGATCTTCCTATTTCCACCAAATCAAACCTTGCGTCTTTGTCATATTTTAAAACATCGCTCAACCTTGCGTTGCTTTCCTTTGTTTTTTCTTTAATAATTTCACGGGCGGAAGCAGTATCTAATTTCTTGTCAGATGTTTGTTTTATTGGCAATCTCTCTTTTGCTGCAAGCTGATAATAATCATTTATGTTTTTTCCTTTAACAATTTCAACTTTTTTGACTTCTCCTTGCGTTGGCCTTAAAACATTTCGATAAATCGAAGTTGCTTCATTCATGAGGGCTTTAGGGGTTTTGTGCTTAAACGGTTCGCTTGGATGTCTTGCGCCAAATGCGGAGCCAATAAGAGCGCTGGATACTTTTTCGCCTTCTGGAGCCATTGCCGCAGATACACCGCCAGCACCTATAGATGAACCTATGCGCGCTCCATGTTTAGTCAGGGGACCAAGAGCCTTTGCACCAACAGAAGCTCCAAGGCGGCCTCCAGCGTGAAAAGTGGCACCGCTTATTACCCCCTCTTTTGCCTTTTCTAAGGGATCGGGTTGCCCTGTTGCTAATGCTTTTGTGCCTTCATACGCCCCAAATCCTAATGCCGACCTCAATACAGGTAATGAGGCCAGTTTGCCGGCAATAGGTATTTTTGATGCCGCCCCTAACAATCCTTTAGCACCAGCCATAAACGGGCTGGCCGCTCCCGCAAGTATCGGAGCTGCTTGAACAGCACCATATGCCAACTGCGCAGGTACGCCTTCGACCGCTGTTTCTTCTATTGGCCTTGAAATTTCT